CCGACCTCGGGCGCGATGTGCATAATGTCACCAGCCGGTCGAGCGCCGCTTGCCGCGAGCGTGTAGTCGACGCCGAGGTTCAAGATGTCGTCGTGATTATTGCCTGCACCTCGATTTACTCGCGGCGCATCTTTCAGAAACGAGCGAAGCTGACGGATGAAGCCGTTGTTGTCATTTGACCATAAAGTCGCGTGTGCCATTATGAGGGTACTCCGAGAACCTGGCGGAACTGAGCCGCGTCTGCTTGTACTGCTTTAAAAATTTCCGACCGCCCTGCAGCCGTCCCCATTGCCGAGACGATCGCTTGCGGGTCTTGCTCAACGATGACGATCGGCGCGGCCGCTTGCTGCATGCCGCCAGCCGTCTCGGTTGCAGTAGAAACCTGGCCGGGCCGATTGAAGTTTACCAGCTCAGGGCCGCGTTCGCCTACGAGGCGAGTGTCGCCAGCCCGCACTGTGCCGCCCATCGCGTTACCGGCAAGCGCGCCAGCGATCGAGCCAAACACGCCGCCGGTGCCGTCGAAGCTGCTGAACAAAGCCTGCAGCGCCTTCTGAGCGAGCAGCTCGGAGACCATCCTGCGGATAGTGTCGATAAAGCTACGAAGCGCGCCGTCGAGCCCGTCTTGAAATGGGTCGAAGAAAAAATCAGCCAGCGCGTCTTGCATGTTACGAGCGGCCTGCTTGCCGAATTCTTCCATCGCCTTAAAGGTCTCGTCGGCGTTGTTCCTCGCCTCTTCTAGGTCTTCGTTGAGTCGCTCAAGAACAATAAGGTCTTCGCCTTCGCCAAAGAAGCCGCCAGCGGCCAGCTCTTTGACGCGAGCGATGTCGGTCTCAAGCTGCTCGACCTCGGTGCGGGTGCGCTCGACGAAGCTCTCGGCTTCGTCGCCACCTTGCAAGCCTCGCAGTTCTTCTTGCAGTCGGCGAATCGTCTCGATGCCTTGATCGTCGCCAGTGCCCGCAAAGAATCCGCCAGCCGCGAGTTCTTTGGTGCGTATGATCTCGGCCTGCAAGTTCTCGATCTCGGTGCGCGTGCCCTCGAAGATGTCGAGCGCCTCGTCGCCGCCTTGAATGCTGAACAGCTCGGCCTGTATCTCTTCGATAGCACGCTGCAGATCGCTGGCCTTTTCTTCGTTCTCTGCGAATGTCGTGAAGAGGCCGCGCTCTTGAAGGCCGAGAGCTTGCCTTAGTATGATCTCAAGCTCTTTTGCTTTGGTTGTGCCTTCATTGAGGTCGTCGATCAGGTCTTGAGCGAAGTCGATCTCGTCGTCTTCGAACTCGACGCTCAGGTCGATCTTCGAGTCGTCTTCCTCGATCTTCGCCGCCTCGGCTTTCGCTGCTCTGATAGCTGCGACTTGATCGAGCAGCTCTTGCGTCTGCTTTTTCGCCAGCTCTTCTTGCCTGATCCCTGCGTCAATCAGGTCTTGCTCAAGCTGCAGGCGCTCTTCGGCGAGCGTCTTGACGTTGTCTGTCGAAGATTCGACGCTCTGCGTGCCTTCGTCGAGCGCGCTGATCGCGTCGACTGCAACAAGATACGGCGAAGCGACCAGTCTGGCAGCCTCGCGTAGACCTTGCGGCAATTCTGCGATCTGTTGGTTCGCTTGTTGGCTGGCAGCGCTTGCGCTTCTCAGAACATCGTCGAGCAGGCCGCCTTCGGTGCGAGCCCCAGAAATGCCGGCTTCGATTGAGGCGAACACGCCCTCGATCGTGTTGAGCCCGAGCTTGATCTGAATGACGAATTGCTCAATGTCGCCAAACAAGAAGGCGGTGAAGCCTCTCGCGGTGCCGACGAATTCAATGATGTCGATGCGTGCGTCTTCGATTGCCTGAGCGAAGTCGACGCCGAGCTGCCCGAGCGTCTGGCCGAGTTCAAGGTCGCCTGCGATCTGCGTCAACGCGTTCTGCGCCTGTGTCAAGCCCTGCTCGAACGTCGGACCGAGGGTCTCGAACTCTCTCTTCAACCGCTCAGCGTCTTCTTGAATGGCCGCGAAGACCGCCTTCGAAGTGATTTTGCCGGCAGCGCCAAGCTCACGAAGTTCGCCCACGCCCACGCCGAGCCCGTCTGCAATGGTCTGCGAGAGCCTGGCGTTGTTCTCAAGGATAGAGCGAAGTTCGTCGCCGCGTAGGGTGCCAGACGCGAGAGCCTGACCGAGCTGAATACTCGCGGCGTTGGTTTCCTGAACACTTGCGCCAGAGATGGCGAACGACTGAGCGACCGCCTCAGATACCTGCAACACGGCCCCCTGAGACGCTCCCAGGTCGCGAGAGGCTCGGGCAATACGTGAGACCAGGCTCGCTTGCGCTTCGTACTCTGAGCGCGTGCGTTGCGCCTGAGCAAAGACCGCCTCGGTAAGCCCGGCAAGGTTCTGACTGTCGTTTGAGATCAGTCGCAGCCTGTTCTGAATCAGAGTATAAGAGTCGGCCGTCCTAGCCGCTGAGCGTACCGCTGCCGCCCCGATGGCGGCCCCGATGGCAGTGCCAAGGCCAGAGACGCCACGAGCTGCACGAGTTGCTTGCTGCCCGATGTTGGCGATACGGCGACCGGCTTCTCTTGCCCCGTCTGCGCGTACTCTGATCTCAATATTTTCGGTAGCCATTCCTGCCCTTTATCGGTTCAGCCTGTTCTGCCGCTCTCTATCCTCTTCGGCCCTCTTTCTGAGCACTTTGTTCAAGTGAGAGTTGACCTCGAAGATCGTCTCTCGCAGCTTCTCGAACTGCCCGCTCTCGAATCCGTACCGCCGAGCGTAGCGATCAATTGCCGACCATGTGATCGAGTCACCTGCCCGGTCATGCTGCAGGTCGAGAAAAGCCCGCAGGTAGATCATGTCGCCCGGCGCGAGATCAGGCTCGGACGCCGACTCAGGGGGCGGCCTGCCCATCTTCTCGAATTGTTCGATGATCTTTCGCCACTTCTCAGCATCGAGAGACCACTCAAGCCAGGCGCTTACTTTTTTGCCGTCGTCTCTTCGTCTAGCGGCCGGTAGTATTCCTTGTCGGTCGCATAGGTCTGACACTCAAGCCAGAACTCAGGCAGGTCTCTGAACGCCTTCACGAGCGCCTCACTTCCGACCTCGATCGCTTCGCCCTCTCGGTCGACGAAGTTGCCGTCGGGGTCTTCGATCGCGGTGACGACAGCCTCGGCGTAAATCTCAGCCATGAAGCCAGACTGCGCCAGCTCTTGCCGTGTCATATTCTGAAGCTGGTCAGCTCGATCTGCGAGCGCCTTCATGTAGGCGATATTGCCGCCGCCAGCTCTCGCGAGCCTCAGCTTGAAGCCGCCCTTGAAAGTGTGATATACGCCTTCGTTCTCAGCCTGTACGTCGGTTTCATATTCTTGATATAAACCCATTTTGTAACATCTCCCGTTACCGTTCGTTGATTTGTTTATCGTTTCAGAATGCGTGTGCTCTGCGCGGTTCTTTGCCCCGTTTGAGCTGCTTTCTGAACAAAGTTAGCAGGCGCTTGTTTAGAGCTACCCTCATTCAACCGCCCAATATAGGGCACGTTGTTCGCGATCACGCCGACCTGATTCAGCCTTAACTGACCTCCGGTTGACGTGATGCTTGCGATTGCTGTCTGACCTGACGGGTCGGGCGAACCTTCGCCGCCGGGGTTTGCGTTCACGCCTGGCAGCCATGCGCCGCGAGCCCGGCCAGTATCGACCGGGGTCGCAGGCACAACAGCCGCGCCGACGGCGACGAAGGTCTTGCGTAGCAATTTCTCCGTGCCGTCCTCGACTTGATCGCCTCGCCGGCGAATACGCCGAGCGAACTCTTCCAGGCTAGCCATTTTAGACTAGAGCCCAGAACCGCATGAGCTTGGTCGTGTAACCGAATGTCTGGCTGCGCAGCGCTGTATAGGCGAGCTGAGCAATGACGTCGTCGTTCCGACCAGGCACAGAAGGCCCGCCTTCGGTCAGCTTGACGCGAGGCATGTCGATCAAGATTCCGCGAGACGCGGTATCTTTGAAGCCCAGCGAGAGGCTGGTCTCTTCTTGAGAGATCACCTTCTCGACCTGAGACTTGTCGTCGAAATAGGTCGTCAGGCTGCCGCTCACGCTGTACGTGCCGCGTCTGAAGCCGTCGCCGCCCACCTTGCCAACACAAGGCCGTTTTTCGAGGTTGTTGTTGATCTCGACGCTCATGCTCTGAACGCAGCCAACGGACTCAACTGTCGCGCCAGCTTCGAAGATGCGCGCCACGTCGCTCGAAGAGTTGAGCGGGGTCGTGGTGAAGGGGTCGACGAAGGTCTCGCCAGACTCGGGCACGGTGTCGTACTTGGCGGTCTCGCCGACGAAACTCATCGAGCCAGTGATCAGAGACTCGGCCTCGACGTTCAGCGTGAACTGATTGACACCCATGCCTGAGAGAACCTGGCGCGTGAAGTTCGGATCGGTGCCGATGTCGGTGAACACCTCTTGAATGGTGTACGTGAATCGGTCGCTCGAATTCGCGAGACGCTCGCCCAGGTAGACGACGAAGTCGCCGCCGGTGCCGTTGTCTATGGCGTAGCCGGTCGGTAACTGGTCAACCGTCAGAACGGTCGAGCTGTCGACGCTGACGATGCGGTAGAAGCCGTCGTTCGCTGCGTTGACATCCCAGCCAGTGATCTGAATATAGTCGCCAGCTTCGAGACTCAGAGTCGTCAGGTCGGGCGCTGCACCTGAGAAGGTCAGCGTCGCCTGGCCGCTCGTTGGTGCAGAGCCAGAGATTTCGGTCGCGGCTGCAGTGAATCCTACTTGATGAACGGTCGCGCCTGCCGGTGCGGTCTCAGTCACCAGACCGGCAGCGCCGCCGCCGACGAGCGTGACTTCGTAGTCGGTGTCAAGTGTTACTACAGACACTTCAAAGACGCCGGCGTTCGCTGAGTTCGCGTATCCGTCTAGGTAGATGATGTCGCCGACAGCGATGCCCGCCGTCGTGCTGCATGCGATCGTGTTCGGTGCTGTGATATTTAAGCCGTGCGTCGGCTGATCTTTCTCGCCGCGCTTTGCTTGATAGGTTCCGCGCATCGCGCCTTCGAGCAGGTTGTCATAACTCTCATGCGAGAGTTCAAGGTTGATGCTGCCGCCGATGTCAATCGAGACGAGTGCGGTGTCGGTCAATTCGCCGCTGTCGAGAATCTCTTCAGATTCGACAGTGTTCGGCGTCTGTCCGAGGTCTGGCGCGCCGGTATAGCGCAGTCGTGTGAAAGCAGGAGACGCCGGGATGACTCCCGCCGTAACCTCGCGGATAAACCCGAGCCGGGTTGCGTTGGTGTCAGCCATTTTTGTGGTGCCTCACGTTAGCGTAACTGGTCAAATTCGAACTGAGCCGTGACGTTCATCTGATACCAAGCATCAGAGACGCCGACGTCTGTTGGTCCGACGTTTCTCAGCCTGACGCCGCCAATGGTCTGCCCTTCAAACGTGGCGAGTACCGTCTCAGCGATCTGTCTGGCCCTTCTCTTCCCAGTCGTTGCAGCCACGAAGATTTGCACCGAGAGTATACCAAACCTTCGAAAAGATTTGCCATTCAGCTCGGGGTTCGTGCCGCCGTTGTATTGCACGTCAAAGCGAAGCCATTCAGCGATGCCTTCAGTGTCAAACTCTACATTACCCCATGCAACAGGGAGCGGCGACACTGCCGCAGCGAATGCTGCGCTCAAACTGTCTTCGACTTGCTCTAGTGTAGGCATATTACGCCCTCAATTGCAATTCATAAAGTAATGGTGTACCGCCGGGCTGAACGGTGCGAACCGGCCCGACGACCTGATAATCGACCGAGCCGTCAGTGACTCGGCTCGCGTTGTTGATGTCAAGCGTGACCTGCTTGGCCGCGACGAGCATGCGCTTGTCGTGCGCCTGTATCTTTGTGCCGTCGATCTCGCGCCGATTGTACTCTAAAAAGAGGCCTGTCAATACCTGAGAAGAGCCGCCGGTCGAGCTTGCGCCGTCCCAAGGTTTCGCAGGGTCGACCGTCGCGCCCCGCGTCTTGATCGTGATCGAGCGCCCAGCACCGCCGAGCAGATTGTCGGCGAGGGTCTCAAACTTGGCGTAGTCAATGCCGGCCATTTATTTATGCTCTGTCAAGAAAACTTTGCGAACCGCCAGGCGTCCCGCTCGTGTACTGCTGAAGCAATCGGTCGGCTTTCGGGAATGGCCGCAGCGCGCCCTGATTGACACCTTCAGCGTAGCGGGTCTCTGTCTCGACAGCGCCTTCGACGCGGTCTCTCTGCAGAATCACCTGGCCGCCATTGTCTGCCCGTTCGGGATCGGGCAGCAATGCGCCCGAGAGCGCCCTGAGAGCGTACTCGGCCGTCGCTTGCTGTAGGCGCAGCGGTAGCCCTTCAACGAGGTCGCCGCGCCCGTCGTACAAGTCAGAGCGCGGAAACTGCGTATTCTGACCATCTGCCACGCTATTGAGCGGGCAGCCCTTGTACGTGAATCGGTCGTCGATGTACTGGGTCGCCTCAATGATGGCCGCCTGCTTGTCTGCGACCTCGGCGTCGATCGCCGTCTCATTGTTGAGGTCGGTGAAGTAGGCGTCGAAAAACGCGACGTTGATGTATGCGTTCGCGTCGACGATGAGCCCGGTGTCGTCTTGTACTGTGAAAGCCATGTTATATAGACCTCGCTAATACTTTGAACTTGCCGAAGAACCGCGTCTTCCCTGGCGAGTCGGCGGTCACGGTGTCGACCGTTCTGATCTGGTAGAAGTAGCTGCCGGTCGGTAGGTCGAAGAGGTTCATGTCGATCGCGATCTCGCCGTTCGCAGATACGGCCGGCGCTGTCCCGGTGTAAGTGTTCACGCCGGCAGCGGTGCCTGCGCCGCCTTTTGTGTCAGAGACGACGAGCGTCGCGGTCCAGTTTTCGACAGCCGCAGCCGCGCCAGTGTCATCGAGCAATGTGACGACGAAGTCTTCGGTGTCGTCCTCATAAACCTCGATGTCGCACTCTTCGGCCCTGCCGATCGGGTCGGTTGTGGTTGCCATTATTTCAGGTCTCCGTCTAAGTTCTGATTTCCGAGCGTGCCCTGTAGGGTGTCGCTAATTCGCCCGGTGATGCCTCTCTTGCCCAGTTGCGCAGTGATGCCGCGCTTGCCGACGGTGCCGCTTATACCTGAACGAGCGATACTAGCAGAAAGGCTTGCATTTTTAACCACGCCATTAACTACGACTGTCACGGTTGTCGGCCCTCCGCCGTTAGGATCACCACCACCAAAAAATAAGGGCTTGAGCGTCGCCATTATAATACCGTCCTCGACGTTTCGCCCGAGTTCAGTACGAG